GCCATCTCCAGCCGCTTACTTCGTAATCCGTCCTTAGCTTCCTGATAAGCTCCTAGTGCATGTTCACCTTGAAGCTCCATGAACTTAGAGTGCGTATCAAGAACGAAGTTCTGGTACTGAGTCTCAGCCTTGATAGCTTGATCTGTAGCTGCTTTCTGCTGCTCCTCATGAGCGATACGTCCGATCTCACCACCAAGACCCTCGACCGCTCCACCGACGCCAACCGGAAACGCCCCCTCCGGGGGAAGGGGCATATCGACTTGCGGAGTGCCCTGCTCCTGAACGTCGGGCGATGCGCTGATAGGGACGTTTGCCACTTAGTTCTCCTCCCTGCGCACCTGATCTCGTTCCTCTGGTGTCAAATCATCCCAGGCAACAGGTGTATCACCATCTCCCTTTATCGAAGTAGGCTGCTCAAGCCACGCCTTAGCGCCCACCAGCGCGCTCTTACCAACACCACCAATGATGCTCATGAGTGCCTGATTGTTGGCCTGCGCTTGAAGATCGGCGCCTTGCTGCTCCTCGGCCTGCGCTTTGGTGAGGAATCCATACGCCTGTCGGGCAGCGTTATTCCTGATCACTTCTTCATCGATATCAGAGATGACCTGTTCCCGCCGGGTAACGTCACCGGTCGAGCCTATCCCCACCGCCGCGCCGGAAGCTGCGTAGCCAAGCTGTTGCTGGCCGATGACTTGACCCGCGCGCATGCGCGAAGATGTGCCGACAAGCTCGGCGCGAACGATAGCATCACGGGCAAGGATGCGCGTGCTCTGAGCATTGATCTGCGCACGCTGCCGTGCCACCTGGCCATAGGCAGCCGCAGAAGCAGCGCTCATCCCCGCCCCGGCCATGCCCACGCCGATGCTAAGTAGCGTTACTGGTTCGCACATGGGCAGTCTCCAGTGAGACGCGGCAGAAGAAAGACTTGTTCCACCCCCAGGGCACCGGCTCCTCGACCTTGAAGCCCAGCCGCTTGACCCAGGCCAAGGCTTGTGGATAGCGTGCGTAGATCATCTGCACCATTTTGGGGTAGCGGTCACGCCAATGCGCGAGAACGATCTTGCTGACCCGCCAGAAGGTCAGCGGGTACTTAGCGACATGCACGGTGCTGAATGCCCAGGGAGCCGCCCAGCCCGTATCATAAGTGCTGACTCCGAAGACAGCCAGAAGATCATTTCCAACATACAGCGCCCAAGCCTCCTCGCAACGATTAATAGAAGCCCGTGCCGCCTGCTCGGGGAGAAAGCGACCCGACTCCCAGATCTCTTGCCTATCTTCTGGTCGGAGTAGCGTATTCAAGAGACGGGCGTGCCGCTTGCCCGCTGGCATTAGCCACGCTCCGGCTTGAGTGACCTGCTGCCTAAGAGCCTCCAAGCGCGACCTCCCGGAGGATCATCGTGACCATCATGGGGAACGGCTGCCACTGACGCAGCGAAACGGCTCCATCGGTGTCCCACTCATCGGTAACAAAAAGCTCGAAGTAGCCAGTAAGTTGATCTGGATCACGCTCCAACTCGAAGAGGTGGTCGAGGTCCGCCCCGCCCCACAAACCACGAGAGTTGACCGTCTGCACACCAATGCGCTTAATTAGCTTCTTACGAGAGCGGATCTCCAACTGGGGGTGGAAAGCGTCGAGCGTCGTTAGATCCGCGTTGGCCGCTAGACCAATCTGGACGACCAAAGCGGGGTCGGTCAAGGTCAGCGTCGTGCCGTCCCAGCTTGCCGGGGTGACGGCGTTGCCATCAGCCACGACCGCAATCCCTCGCGCTCCGGTCGGTGTACCCGAATCGAGTGCCCAGCCCACCAGACGAGAGATGCCGTAGACCGACCGGCCAATGCCCCAAGCAGTAGTCGGAGCCGTAACCCAAGAGGCGATCTGAGCAGTAGTGAGAGCCGCACCAAGCACACCCTGCACATGGCTGGCATCGGTGAACCCCTGGATACGGACTACGACAGAATCACCCAGCACCACGCTCGATTGCCCTACGTCACCAGCGGCAAACTTGGGCGCTGATGAAGTGATCATCACTACATCATCGAGGTTGTACGAGCCGCCGGACAACTGCACCGTCGTCCCATCGATGACATGCCCATCGAAGATGGTAGTGGAATCCATCTGCACCGCATAACGCCCATCTGCTGGTTGGATCGGATTCGCCATCCGTTCAAACCAGCGCACCGTCGTACCATTCTGCGTCCGGCGAACCACCACGTACACGGCATCCTCGGGCGGCTCAGGTACTACGCAGACCGTCTCGAAAGCACCGTCGGTGACATGCTGCGCCCAGGAGATGACCTCGCGCTTACGATCATAAGTCAGCGAGATGAGCACGCCATCTTCGCGCACCATCCACAGCACCGCGAAGGGGGTGCTCTGAAATCCCCAGGAGACCAGCGTATGATTCTCGAAGAGGTGCCGGGCCTGCCAAGAGATCTCATCACCATCCCAGGTATCAGTGTAGAGCCCGTAGAGTGGATAGATATCCCGCACCATGTTGCTCTTGGCAGTATTAAAGATCACTCCATTGCCAATCGGGATGGGATTGAGCCAGCTAGACCCCCACGCGCTCTGCCGCTTCAAATCAAGGTTAGTCCGATTGACCGCCTCCCCCTGCGACCCACGCAGTACCCACTCACCCTGCCCGGTAAAAATGAGCCCCACCCGCATCGGGGCAAATCCCCGAATGTCCTCCAGAACATCAGAGACTATCTGGGTAAAGAGTGCGTCGGTATCGCGCCCAGGTGTAGGACGATCCCAACGATAAAGATCGGCAATTTTTGAACCCCAGATACCCTGCGGGTAAATGCTAGAATGAAAGAGGAGTCGGCGTTGATCGTAGTGAGACACCACCGAGGGCCAATAGGAAGTCCCGGCAATAATGAAAGGATTCTCCCCAGTCGGCGGTTGCTGGGTATAATCAGGTGCAGTACCGCGATCAATGTAGTCTACATCAGTGGTGGCATCCTTGATATCCGCGATCCACCCATACACATCATTGTTGCCACGGTAAAGACGATTATAGAGCACCGTGTACCCACCTAGAGGAGCCGGAGAGTCATCAAGATGTACTGGGATTGGACGATCTAGTCCAATCGGGCCTGTGTACGCTGCATGGTACGGAGTTGGCAGCGTCTCGAAGACTACACCGTCAGCGTCACGTCGAACAACCTTGGTCTGCACCCAGCGCCACTGCGATCCAACATGCGTGGTGTCCGATGCTAGCTGCCAGAAGAGCGACGGCGAAGCAGGTGCATTTCCAAGGTTATTCGTTTGAATAGAGATCCACTCCGTATTACCGCTAAATACACGATCACCAATATCATAGGTGTGTGTATTGTCATACGTAGTGATATCTACGCGCAACATGTTAAACGCAAACGGCAACGCCGACCAATTGCCAGTAGCCAACGGCGCCAGCGGCGTATCTACCAGCGTCCAGGGGAAGTCCACACCTGAGGTATGGATCAAATCTTTGGGCTGGACCGTACCACCACCCTGACCACCATAGACCAGGGTAATGACGTTCCCCACCTGAGCGTACTTGAGGTAGGGCAACATTGCCAGCGTCCAAGGTGTTGCCATCTCACCCAAATATGATCCATTCCTGAAGAACTGCACAAAGCTATCGGTGAAGAGCAGGACGTAGGTCAATCCGTCGGAAAAGACGAACGGGATCGGCCAAGCGTAGGAGTTAGTCCTGGTAGCCGCTTTGTACGTTGTCCCAGGGCGTACCATCACCGCACCCTGCGACAACGGCAACCAGTTCTTGCACAAAGCTAGAAACGATCCATACTTGGGGTGGGAAGTGTCTCCCCAAAGCTGGGGGGATACCTCACCGGCAAACTTGACCTGGCGTAAATCCAGGTTAGCCACGCGCTACCTCAAACTCACTCGGCGGTTCCGGGTCCTCCCGCTCCGTGCGTAGCGCCTTGGTCACAGCTTTGCTGATCTCAAGCTGAGCCTTCATCTCCAACTTCTCCGCTGCCGCTGTATCGACGCGCAAAGCCAAACAAAGCGGCGGAGCCAACTTCCACGCAAGCGCCATGATGAAGTTAGTGGGAAACTGACGTGGATCAATAATGCGCGAGGTGTAGCTGATGACTGGCACGTCGAAGTCCGTCAAAAGGATCTTCATACCGCTACCGTCGTTGGCATCTTCTATACGGAAAGCTGCCTTCTTATCCGCATTAAAGCCACGACTGCCAACACCGGAGTTAGCGTTGACCGCTGGAGCTTCGTTGAGCGCGCGCACCACCAGCACGTCGGCAGGAATCAGCGCAGCATAACCCCAGCCGGTACGAGTGATCTGTCGCCACCAAGCCAGCGCTCCAGGCGGTAGATTCCCCACATTCCCATTCTGGAGCGATTGGTAGACGAACGATCCATACTGCACCATGTCGCCCAGATTGTAGGAAGTCAGTTGCGAGTAGGTATTCCCCGCCAACGGATTCAACTGAACTTCCCGCCGAGCAAACGGCCAGTCGTACTCCGTCAACAGATCGTCGCGATACTGCTCAAAGTAGACCAGGCAAGTCTTGGCCGTCACCGACGTTCCGTTGATATCATCGATGGCACGATTGGCCCCGGCAAACCCCAGGGCCATGTTGCAAATACCCTCGATGGTGTCGATCGGCATTTACTTGCCCGACGTTTCCGGCTTCACCGGCACCGGACCCTTGGGAACCGGGACGATTGCCGGTGCCGCCTTGACCACTTTGGCCCCCTTGGTAATCTGCTTGAGATCATCCGGCTTGTTGGGGTCGAGATTACCCACCTCAAGCTCCACCGGGGGCTTGTACTCCTGCCCGGTGCGCTCCTTGTACTTGCGCCGCGCCTTGTCAAGCGCGTTCTTGGACACCTCGTCCAACGGCTCGAAGTTGAGAGCCAGAAGGCGATCAAAATCCTCCGATTCAAGCTCGATGATGGTTCCTGCTTTGTGAAGGTGCACGCCGTCGAAGTAACCCCTCGGCGCAACCACCTTGAACTGATAGCCCATCGTCTCCTCCAGGTTGAAGGGCGGGGCAAGATGCCCCGCCCTGAAGAACGTTCAGCGCTTCTGGTTACCCGGAGCGCGGGCCGGGACCTGCTCCGCGCGCCCCGGTGCGCCGGTGGCCGGGCCGGTCGGCGCGGTCGTACCGGGCGCTACCTCGGGCGGCGAAGGCGCTTGTCCGGTCTGCGGGGTTCCCTCCCGGTTAGCGGCGATATTCGCCGCTCGGGCTGCGCGCTGCTCGGGCGGGAGGGAAGCTCGGAGACGACGTTCCTCGTCGTCCAGATCCTCCTCGCGCTCCGGCGGCGGAGGCGGCTCCTGCTCATCGGGGAAGCCGTCCGGCCAGTGCCGCTTCACCCGCGCCTCGTCCCACTTGAGGGCATCAGCCCCCTCCTGGTCGAGCGGAATGAGCACGTCGCGGCCCGCCTCGGGACGCGGGAGCTTGGCCTTGAAGTCGCGCGGGTGGATCGCAATCACGTCGCGCGACCCGTGCAGCACCGCGCCATCGAAATACTGCGCGCCATCCGCCACCCGGAACTGCACCGGGGAAGCGTTCTCAGGAGGAGTCTCCTCCTTGGGAGGATTCGGGGGATCCTTGGGAATGTTCTCGCTCATGACTTCTCCTAGGGGGCCACGCCAAGAACATCAGCGTGGTCATCGAATGGGGCAAGGGACATACCAGCGCTCACCGTACCACCAGTGTAGACCGCCGTGCCCACGATCCACTGGATACCGATGAACTCCTTGCTGATCTTGCCCGGGATGGTCTTGAAGGGCAGCCGATAACCCGCCACCAGCGTCGCCAGCGGGATCGCCGCTGCGGTGAGCATGATAGAAACGAGGTTGGTGGTCAGCGGCCCATTGTCCGCCTGCACGAAGTTGGCCTGGAGCGTTGGCGCTCCAGCGCTGGTCGCCGTCGTACCGATCTGCCCGAAAAGGAAGACCGGCTTGCCACGGCCGATATCGTGCAAGAGCGGCCCACCGATGGGGCCACCGCCGAAGGTGCCACCTACGCCACCGACTGCCGCCGGAACTCCGGTCGGCATGGTGTCATAGGAGAACACCGAGAGGTTGTTACCCACGATCCAGGTCGTGAGCGCCGTCTTATCGTCGAACATCGTCAGCTTGTCGAGGATCATTGATCGTCTCCTGTGCGCTCAGGATACCAGCGCTTCGTTGTTGATGAGCGCGTCGGTGACGTAGATGGGAGCGCCCATGGAGCGGAGGATGGGACGGCCGAAGACACCAGCCGACGTAGCCGTCGGATCCACAGTGAGAGTCGACTGGGTGGTGTGGTTCAGCGCTTGCCGGTGGAGGAAAGCACCGATGCGCCGGTCCACGTACCAGGCCAGTCGGACCGCCGTGGGGTCGAAGATCTGGTAGTACGCCTGGATCATCATATCCACCAGGTCCGCGCCGCTGGCAAAGTTGGCCGTCAGGCGGGTGGTGTCGATGTTGGCGACGCGCACTACGTAGCGATAGTCCTCTACGCAGAGCCCGACCCGCCAGCGGAACCAGGTCTCATACTTGAAGTAGGCGTTGCCGTTGGCGTCGAGGACGCGCTGCTTGCCCATGTCCTCCATGGTAAGCCCGGTCGCCTGCCCACGTGGGGTGATCCCGTAAACGGTGTGGTCACCCCAACCAATGAGCCACATCGACGCCTGGTTGGCTCCAGACGCGCCAGAATCCGCCTTGAGGATCTGGCTACCATACTTGCTGGTAGTCGAGCCAAGACGCGCGGAGAGACCCAGGAGCCTCTCCGGGTTGACCGTCGTGCTCTCGTAGAAGAACGCGCTCTCCAGCGTGTTCGCCATCGAAGCGAGGAAGGCGTCGTCCTCACTGGCCCTGGTCGCCGCCGCGTTGCCGTTGACCTCGGCAAGCCGCGTGTCCATCGAAGAAAGACCCTCCAACATCCCGGTCCCTTCGATGTAGGTATCAGTGGCGCTCTTGGACGCCGGGATACCTTCGTTGATCTTCACCCAGGCAACGCTGGGCAGGATATCACGGGCTGCCACCATCTGCCCGGTATCGGTGTTCCCTTCCTTCCAGATCATGCTCTGGATGAAAGAGTTGCGCTGTTGCAGCGCCTCCACGATGGGCAACATCCGCCCATCAGCCCCAGTCCGCTTCGCCAGGTCCGCGAGGGACAGCGAAGTATTCGCAAGTGCGGTCGCCATCTAGGCTCCTATTCTCCGCTCGCCTTGTCCTTGTACATGGACGGGAAGCGAGCCCTCAGTTGTGCCTCCTGGTCGTTCGTTGGCGGAGGAGCCGGAGAGTTGTGGGTCTCATCCTCTCCCATTGCTGCCCCGATCTTGTGAAGGACCCTGGCAAGCGTCGGCTCGTTCATGAACCCGCGCTCCACCAGCGCCTTCACCTCCTCGGGAGTAGCGTACTTGGCAAGCGGCCTGCGTGCGATCTCAACGTTCTTCTCGAAGTCCTTGCCGAACACCGGGTCCTTCTTCAAGGTCTCCAGGTTCTTCTCATGGTACTCCTTGACAGCCTGCTCCTGGGCCTTGCTGAACTCAGCGGTGTCTTCCTTGACGAACTCCGAGTTGAGGTCGATCATCGCCTGCGCTTGCTTGGAAGTGAAACCCTGCTCCTTGGCCCACGCCTTGAATCGATCAAGACGCTTGGGATTGATGCTCACGTCCTTGGGAAGCGCAACTGTGATCTCCTCTTGCACCGGCTTAGCCGGTGGAGCCGGAGTTTCAGTCGGCTTTCCTTGCTGCCCTTGTCCCTGCTGCGCTGAGGGGTCTTGGACTGGGGTCTGCTGACCGCCCTGCGTTCCTGCTTCACTCATCGTCGGACTCCTTGACAGGTAGTGGCTCCTGGATCTCCTGCTCAAATGCCCGCCGCGCGGCCAGCACCCGCTCGTAGAACCCAGGGACCTGATCGTCAAACTCCTTGAGAACCTCCACCGCAATCGACCGGCGCCCCTCCATGCGGAAAATGCGCGAGCCGGAATCGGTATCGAACACGTCGGTCAAGCCGCAGCGCTGGCAGAGCCGTCCGATCCAGCGACGGAAAGAGGGCTCGCTCTCCAAGGCGAGAAGGTCTTCCTTGATGATGGCCCGCGCCCGCCGCTCCATCTTCTGCGCGGCCCGCTGGTTGGCTGGATCACCAAGCGGCCCCTCGTCGCGCTCACGCGGCATTGGCTTCTCCGTTATCTACCTGCGCGTTGCCGATAGGACCAGCCAGCCGGGAGAGGAGAGTATCGGGCGCGACGCTGGCTCCGCCAAGGTCCTTGGCTCCCTTGGCCGCTGCCGCCATGGCTTGCCCCTGCATCATGGCCTGCTTCTCCTGCGCCCTCTGCGCCCGCGCCTGCTGGCGAGCCTCGGGAGTCGCCATCATGTCGGGCGGGATTCCCAGATCGTCGGCTGCCAGGTTGGCACTCATATCGGTGTCGAGCACGTCGGTCGCCTCCGGCCCCTTCAACTGAGCAAGCTGCCCGACGTACTGAAGCATCTGCTGCTTGGCCTGAAGACCGATCATCTTCTGAGCCTGGAAGAGAATGGAAATGAACTCCACCTTGAGCGGCATCCCCTGGATGATGCGCGGCGCGGGCGGGACGATGCCCCGCCGTGACATGATCGCCGCAGTCCGGTCGATGAAGCGTGAAAGGAAGTCGTTCAAGTTCTCCAACACCGGACCAAGCTGGAGCATCTGCTCCTGCCGCTTGGCCGCGACCTCGGCAGCGGTGACCGGCTGCTTGCCCCGATTGGGCTCTCCCGATCCTTGCTGTTGGATGAAGAGCATCATCAGCGGGGCGAAAAAGGCTTGCCCGATGCGCTCGGCACAGATGGCGATCTTCTGCTCGGCATGGTCGAGCATGGAGGGGTTGACTATCTGAGCGGCCTCTATCTTCTGGGTCACTCCCTGCGGTACGTAGATCGGATCTCCCGGCAGGGTGGAGAGCCTGGTGGTGCGCATCACCTCGGGGAAGAGCATGGGCGGGTTGACACCCTTGGCAAGCCCGAGAAGGGCGCGCTTCTCCAAAGTCATGAGCATCTTGCAATCAGGAAGCGCGTCGTGCCCAGGACCTGATCCATATACGTCGCGAGCGGTGGTCATCCAGCGGGGGCACATGACCGGGAACTCGTGATAACCGGATTCGCGGAGGAACTGCCCCGGCCCGGCGAAGCTCTGGCTGAGCGCTCCGGTAGTAGCATCGGTCCCGCCAAGCTCCATCCATACCGATCCCCAGCGCATCCCTCGCCGCCCGAAGGCACCGGGAAGGAACTCCTCGTTGGGCTCGATCACCCTGAGCACCGACATATACTTGTCATAGTGCCCGCTGTTCCACATCGTCCGAACCGTGTCGGAGACATTGGACCAGCCAAACTCCTTGACCAACTCACCAATCGACCAGGCTTCCTCGTAGAAGAGAGTATCGATCTCCCCACGCCCGTTCTGGGCGAGCGCATAGGTGCCAACCGCCAGCGGAGTGAAGCGCATCAGTCGGATGGCATCCTCTTCATGAAGCGAGACCCCAGTGCCGAACCCACACAGGTCAGGATAGACCCCCATGGCACAAACACGATAGAAGCCAGATAGGTCGATCACCTGCTTCATCATCTGGTTGTAGGTCCAGAGCCAGCGCTTTACCGGGTCAAGCTCGGTGAGCCGAGGATCCGGCAAAGTCAGATTGAACCAGGGCCGGGCCGGGGAAGTAACTCCGCTCATCAACCCCGCCGCCAACGCATGGGCCATGCGGGTGGGGACGTTGTTGAGGATCTTGCCAGTGTCCCTCGGCTTGTTGTGGTCAGTAGCGAGGAACCGCCCCCGCTCCGGCAAGATATAACTCGCTATATCCTTGTAGACGGGTAACTGCCGCCCCCGCTCCAGCTTGAGATCCGTCCAGCGGATAGCGTAGCGCCGCCAGCGCTCATCGAAGTCGTTGACACGGATGACCTGGATCTGCTCGATCATCTAGGTCTCAAGGTGGGGATAGGTGGTACTGAGTACGGGACCCCCTTCTGCATGGGGCCAAGGTCGAGCGGAGTGAGCCCGAAGAGACCCATCATGCCCGAGCCCTGGGCCTGGGCCTGGTACTGACCTTTGAGACCGACCGAACGAGCGATGGCTTCTGTTGGATCAATGGGCTTGACCTGCGGCCCGAAGAGCCAATTACGGAAGATCTCCGATGCTCGGCTGGGGCCAGAGGGATCGGGGAGCCCTTGGTTGTCCTTGAAAAGGTTCGCCGGGTTGTTCCCACCGCCAAGCTGGTCCTTCATCTCATCAGTAAGCACCTGGCCCTGCGCGTTGACGGTATCCGGTCGGTGTCCCATCTAATCTGCTCCGTAAGGATCCCAGTCCGGCTCGGTTCCCCCGCGCACCGGCTGGTGCGTGAGAGGCGCGAACTGGGGGTCGGTTCTCTGAAAGGGGCCAATTGAGAAGGCCACTGGCGCGGCAAAGGTCAAGGCCAGGGAATCGGCGTGGTCAGGGCTGGCCAGGCCGCGCTTGACCATATCCTGCTTGGTCTCCAGGCAGAACTTGGTGATCTTGCCACGAGGCTCGTACTTGAAGACCGGGGCCACTAGCTCAGAGCGCAAAGCCGGATCATTCGGTATGCACCCTCCCTTGAGCAGCCACTCCTTCATCCGCCACCACATCTCCGCGCGGCGGTCGTCGAAGCGCTGCTCCAGAGGAGTACCCCCAGCATCGACCTGGATGGCGCTGACCCCGAATTGCCGGAGGCGATCATAGAGCCCACCGCCCAAGCCGGAATCGTCGACGAAGAGGGCAGCAGGCTTATGGATGAAGTATTCATTTGCAATTTGATCCGCTTGAGTCATCAAGTCGGTCTTGCGCCAGTACATCTGCCGGAAAGTCATCAACCCCTGACGGCGGGTGAGCACCGTCTCGTTGTCGCCGTAACGAGCCACGTCCAAGCCCATGATGACCGGCTCGTCCTGGTAAACTGAGCGAGGGATCTCGCGACGAGCAGCGGCATCTACGTCATCAGGACCGAGCAGCTTGTTGAACTGCACCGGGGGGAACTTGCCGAAGATATTGACCAGCACCCAGGGATTGTCGCGGCCCCATTGGTCGATCTGAGCCTGCGCCCACTCGCGGTCGATGCGCGTAGCCCGTCCAGGGTCATCCGGGTCTCCGGTAATCTCCTTGACCCACCAGCGGAGCCGGTCCTTGGTGCATACCCGGTAGAGGGGGCCATCGATACGGGTGGGATTGCCAGCGATGACCAATCGCCCATCGACCGGCTTGCCATCGACCTGGGTCGAGAAGATCGCCTCGGCGGCTACGACAACTCCGTCGGGATAGTCGCCAACCTCGTCGCAGAAGACGGCAGGGTGCCGCCCGTGCATACCGGCCAGGGTATTCGCTTGCTGGGTCTTGTCGGCATTTTGAGGGAAGGATCTTGCCGAGCACCACCAGTCCTTGGGGTACTGCTTGGCGACGATCCGCTCCCCGGTGTGGACGAAGAGGGTCTGGAGCGCCCAGGATTGGGTCTGCACCCGAGCAAGCTCAGTCCAGAGATTGTCCCTCAGGTTGTCCCAGGTGATCGAAAGAGCGATGGCATTGGCGTGCCATCTGGTGAAGAGCCACCACCAGATGGCCCAGGCCATGGCCCGGCTCTTCCCCGGACCCTTGCAAGCCTTGAGGGCGAGCATGGGTCGGGGAGGGGGGAGACCACCGATCTCGATGCCAGAGAGAGCGGCAAGGAACTCGTCCTGCCAGGCATCCGGCGTATCCTTGCACACGTCGCGGACAAATATCCGAGCGTCCCGCCGCCAGGCGGCAGCCTTCTCGTTGCTGATGCCAGCTTCCTTCCTGAGCTTGGGACTCAATGTGCTTACCGTGCTCAGACCTTGCCCCGCTTGGCCTGCATGGCCTTGGCGATCTTGATGGCCTGGATCTTGGTCTTGCCGGAGCGGATGATGGCCTTGACCTGACGCTCGGTTTTCTGGACGTTCCTCCTGGAGTCACCGCCCAAGCGCTTGGCGATCCCGTAAGGCACGTTAGCGGACCACCTGATACTGACCGGGCTGGAAACCGTCCTGCTCCACCCACTTGGGGCCCTGGAGCG